GTAATTCATGTCATTATTATTCTGAACAAGATTTTCAATGTCATTTGTAAACTTGTCTTGGCATAAGAACTTGTTCTTTAGAACTGCTCTCATCTCATTTTTAGTTGCCATTTAGTTTGTCCTCCACAAATTTTTCGATGTACTTGACTAATAGTTTCATATACTTTATCTTATCATACTCTTCGTAAACAGTCACCTCCCCATTCTCACAGGTCATGAGAATAACAAGTTTCTTTACAGGTATATCAGTTAGTTCGTAAAACATACAAGCATATGCTGCTGCTTGTACAAAGTAATTCTCTATCCACTCTCTCGGTTTGGGTTTCGCAGCAGTTTTGAAATCAATAATTGATAGTTCGCCATTATATTCTGCAATACAATCAACAGTTCCAGCAACACCCAACTCGCTGCTGTATAAACTTTTCTCTAGTGCGTAGATATTATTTATATTTCTTAATACTTTTTTAGACTGAAGGAATAGTATCTTACTGCTAGGGTTATCCAAGACAACCTCTTCATTCAATAGGTGTTTCTCAATCAGTTCATGTGTGGCGGTGCCTCTAGTTGTAGCACGTTTTGTAATTCTATTTGCCTCTGCATCACCAACTCTCTTCCTCCAGTCAACAAATATATGTTTATTGAAGTGCGAAGTGACCGAGGTGATTGACACCATCGGTCTGTCGTTGACATTGTAGTATCGAACTCCATCAATACTCTTCCTACTCAGGGTAGGAAGATCACATTCTACATGATTAAACATTACATACCTAGTTCTATTTTTGAGGTGATGTAACTCTTGACTAGACCAGACCTAACGATGTCATCCATACCAAATTCAATTAGATCGAACTCTGGCATGCGAGTGATAATCTTTTGGAAATCAAGAATACCATTCTTCTCGTTTGTTCTTACCAAATCAGTTTGTGCAACGTCACCACAGAACATTATCTTGGTGTCTTCACCTACTCTTGTTATTATACTATCTAACTCATGAAAATTCAAGTTTTGTGACTCATCCACAATAACAATTGAGTTATCAAGTGTTGTACCTCTAATAAAGGAGGTAGACCAAAAGGTCACACTCTCCTGTGCTTTTAGATTACCCCATAGCATTTCAAACTCATTGTCTGATGCCAACTCAAACATGTACTTGACCATATTTTTGTATGGTATTTGGTACAATGCTGCCTTGTCCTCATGATCACCTGGTAAGAATCCTATCTCTCTTGTAGACACAAGTGATCTTACTAAGACTACCTTCTGGTATGGTGTAACAGGATCAAGAACCTCTTTGAGTGCTTGAAATAATGTTATGAATGTTTTACCTGTACCTGCTGCACCATAAAGAAAAAGATTCTTTCCCTCTTGATATGATGCAAAGGCATTTTTCTGATTAGGTGTGAGAGGTTGCACATCAACCATCATCTCAGAATTATATGGTTTCTTTCTCTTCATCTGTTTCGCAGTCATTCCAGCACCAACACTGGTAGACATTTTCTTTTTACGTGGCATGTTAGATGTGTGTAATCTTTTGTGGTTTTACTTTTGAACCTGGCATCTCTGATACCCTAGACAGAACCTCGTTCCATCCCCCATCGGTTCTACTATACACGTCACCTGTAGCACTAACTACACCTCCTGCTCCCTTAGACCAATCTTTATCCCAGTCAGGATTATCTTTTCTCCATTGGTCATATTCTTTCATAGACATAGTGAGTTCTTGCTCCTCACCTGTCTTCAAATTTTTTAGTGGGTATGTTGGCATGTGTTGTTGCGAGTGATTTATTTAGTGTTGCAAGATAAGCAGCACCTATAGAGGTTCCACCATCATGAGCAATAGGCATCACCCTAATGCTAACTCCAAGTTCCCTCTGTAGCTTATAGTTTACCACACAATTGAGGAAACATCCACCAGATAGTACAAGGTTACGATCTTTATACATTCTACACAATTCAAATGCTCTTTTCTCCCATGCTTGCTGTACATAGTATGCTTCTTGTTTACCATACGCTGCTAGTCCCATGACTTTACCTGCATCATCTTTATGAAAACCATAGTTGACACTTACATACTCAAACTCCTTTCCAATACCCTCATCATCAGGTGTCCAATACTTCTTATGTAATACTTGCCAAGATGGAATGTCAAATATAGTTTCTATTTCTAGACCATCATTTGTTTTTGATCCACAAGAATCAACTACGACTGCTATAGCATCATCGTATCCTGAGTTGTAAAATGCCGAAGCAGCATGACACTTATGATGTTGATCTCTGTAATCAAATATCTCGGCTTCTGGGAATTTATTCTTTGCAACATTTAAATCAAGAGCAGATAATAATTTTTTTGAGTCCTCGTTCCACTGAGAATCACAAATAGCAATAGCATCTATATTATCTACGTATTTTATTAGCGATCTTACAGCGTGATCTCTTTTCTTTCTTGTGATTCTTTCAGACTCAAGATAAAAATCTAACTTACCATCTCTCATCACACATACTGAACCATTATTTGATAGGTTCAACCCTAGGACTGAAAATTTTGCGGAGATTTTTTTCCCAGTTTCATGTAATTGAAAAGTCATTTTCCCCTGAGTTTCTGCACCTCTGGAAAGTACAGGTAATCTATTGCACTGTATTCAAATGTATCTATAGCATCTTCTGGTGTCTCTACTAGAGGTTCACCTGATAGATTGAAAGATGTATTGAATAGAAGAGGTGTCATAGTACGTTGATGGAATGCATCTATAAGTCTAAAATAATTTCCATTGTCAGTAAGACTCACAGTCTGTACTCTACATGTTTTATCAACGTGTAATACAGCAGGTATCTTATCATAAGCATGTGGTTGTGCTTCCACTGCATACATCATGAAGGGTGACTCTCTAAGTCCACCCATATTAAACCAGTTGTGTGCATGATGTAGAAGAACACTGCAAGCAAATGGTCTAAATGGTTCCCTGTTCTTTACAAGGTTCAACTTTTCCTTTCCGTCTGGATCTCTTGGATCATATAATATAGATCTATTTCCAAGTGCTCTAGGTCCTGCTTCTGATCTGCCTTGGTATATTGCTACTATTTTTTGATCCTCTAAAAGTTTTGCAACATCCATGGAGTGCACAGTCTCACCTTCAATGTGAGACAAATCATATTCAGGACCTAAAAATAGTGAATCAATCATCGTGATCGTCCCAAGGGTCAGTCAGATTCTGGTTGGCAAAGAATCCTTTGTACACACCATATCCTGTAAGAATAATAAGTATAGCGAGTACTGATATACCAAACGTATAGTTTGGATTCAATGTGAGGTGTGGGATCAGAGTGTCATTGCACTTAGCAATTTTATCTGGATCATTCCATGTACCAGGTAGTGTGTACACTGGTGGACATGCTGCTAGTAATTTTACCATGTTTTCGAGTGAGTGTTTACGTCACCTTCAACATGGTTGTGATCTATCTCATCTATGTGAGCATGATCAATGGATTCAATGTGAAGGTGTTCAAGAGAATTAGCAATTCTCTCAAGGGCATCAGCGATGCGTTCAGATGTTTTCATAACCAATTCGGTTTACGGGATGGGTCACGAAGATAATTAGATGCAACCCAAGGTTTGCTGCCAATGTAATTCTTGTAAGCAGTAAAAGTGTCAATGCTTGTGTCATGTTTAAACTCATCGGGCATTGCTCGTGTGAATGTTTTTGGTTCTGGACTCGTTGGAAATATCTTAGTTGCATGTATCAGTGTTGATTGACAACTATGAATCTTATTATACCTATGAGTATACTCTTCACATAACTTGAGTCCGTGGTCTAACAACCAACGGAAGTGAGTCTGTGCCCAGATAGTACAAGGATGATTACGGAATGCACCCTTGTCTGTTTTGTATGGAGTGCCATCTAGTTTAGGTAATGTACCAAAACCATGACCCCACTTGTCAGATGCAACGATAGCAAGCATTTGACATGTTTCCAATGGCATCTTGACAATGTGCTTATCAGGTAAGCATTGTGCTGAAACAAAAGGATCGGGATCGGTAACAAAAATATTCATACACTAAGTATAACACACCTACCATTCTAATGCATCACTTACTGCTGGAAATTGTTGAATGAATATTTCTTTTATTGCTTGTGCGATAATCATATGTTCTTTTTGTGTGCCATTTGAAGATCTCAAATTTATATAATGTATCCATGATCTACATGAACCTGTCATGTATATACGAGTAGGTGTACATAAAGGCAACACCATTCTGGCACACTCTTTTGCCACACCACCCTCAAGCATCTGATTGTATAGTGAATAAGCACTACTGAAGAGTGTAATCATCTGTTTATTCAATGTATCAACCACCTTTGGGTCAAGATCATCAATACTATTCTGTCTATTCTTATTGTCTTGTCTTCTCAACTCAGGTAGTTCTATTGTCTCTAGTAACTTAGCGTCTGCATATCTCTGACTGAACTCCTGATATGTAAATGATCTATGTCTTAGTATTTGTGCTGCTATGGCACGAGTAGTTTCTATCTCTACTGTCATTGTAGACTGCTCAAACACAGACCAATGGTTGTGCTTTATACAATACTTCAATAGACCAGAGTAGTTATCGTTCTCTTGATTAGCAGGGTTAGAAACTCTGGCAATGTATGCCATAGTTTTTTCAGCATCTGGAGTAATGCTTATTAGTCTTGCTGTCATGTTCCCTCAAATTCTTCATCATAGTCCATCTCTTGTGGTTCTATGTCTGAGTATCTATAAGACTCTGTGTCTGAGTATACCTCTGCCTTGAGTGCTGATAGTAGCATCTCCAAATCAGAGACTATAATTTTTAGTTTGTCTTTATCCATGACAATAATATAGCATAAAAAAAGAAGGGGTTCAACCCCTTCCGTATAATAGTCTGGCCTCAGCGTAAATTATAGTGAGAAAGATAGCAGATGCTACCAATATCTCTGCTGTAACTAACACTACTTAGCGTGAGCGATACCACGATATGTGAGTTCGACCTCTTGCTTTTGCTGAGACTGTTTGTTGTTGGTGTCGTACTTGACACCACGGTAAGTGACTTGTGCCATGGATTTACTCCTAAAGTAATTGGATTTTTAGCCCCGTTCCTTTAGTCATTTGCGTCCTCCTTTCGGGGGATGAACGATTCCGTTCCGTGACTTACTTGCGTCCAATGTTCCATGTTTCACACAGATGAGGTTCTGGTACTTTTGTCTTGAAGTAATCTATAAGATACTCCTTGGCATCAGCAGTGTGATTTGCATCACTTAGAATCTCAATCCTGTTACGGTTCCACTCATCACATGACATTTCCCAATGGGTAGAGTCATGTTCAGCGAGGAGCAGTACTAGCAGTGCTAAACTATGCATCGGATGAACGTAATGGTATGTTAGCATACCCACATGTATTTAGCAAGTTATTTTGTAACATGTGTTACAAAATTATTATTTGTCTCTCCAGTTTATCTCTGGATACGCTGCCTCAACTACTGCTCTGGTAATTCTGTATTTACTCTGAAGATCTTTGTCTTTCACCAGACAAAGTATCTCTGCCTCCTCTGCCTCTAATGACTCAAGCAATTGAATGAGTAGGGTTTCTCTTCTCATGTTGGAGAGTTTATCATTACCACCTCTCACAAAATTGTAGAGAGTTCTGTGTTCATGAATCAATCTTGTGTGACCTTCTGTCCCCTTGGGAGATTCATTAGGTTTGTATGGTACTGCACCCTCTGGGATTGCAGATTCAATTCCTTTATCAAAGTTCCAAATCAATAATGCTTTTACATCATCACGTTTGTGTGCTTTGAGCAATTCAATTTTTTTGTCCTTTGTTTTAGCACCGTGAACTGCTCTGAAGAGTTCAGATACTAAAGGGTTGTTTGGTAATCTAGCCATGAGTTAGTCATCATCATTTTCATTTGGATTACCCTCGAATCTTATAGCAAGAAGTTCATCGGGTAATGGGTTCCCATTCTCATCAAACATTTCTGGATGGGAATATTGTGGAGTTGTCTCTTGGACATAGCATCGAATAAGATATCCGATTGTTGCACCAAGACCAAGTGTAAGTATTCCTACTGTAACACTTAGGGCAATGATTGCCTGTTCCATTCGTTTTCTCCAGTTGTGCAGCGTTGATTGCGGAGTATTACTCAGCATTAGTTCTGCTCCTTTATTTAGTGAACCTATATCAGGTTCTTCTTTTGTAGATAATGTAGTGTGTCCTTGCATCCACCTATATGTTTGTTATCAAGTTGAACCTGTGGAAAGGTAGCACCCTCCTCAAACTCTTCATAGAACTGGTGTTTAGTAAAGTCTTTATCTAGTTTGTATTCTAGGTATTCTATTTTGGTGGCAGAAAAGAGTTGTCTAACTCTCTCACACCACTGACAATTATCTTTAGACCAAAGGACTGCTTTCATTGTAGTATAGGCATGTTGTAATCATCAGGTATAGACATTGATGTAGGCATACTAAGTACCTCCACAAGTAAATTTATATCAGCAGAAATTGCATCTGCAGAGTCTGCCATTCTACGGAACCCATTTCCAACATAAATTTGTCCTACGACTACTGAAATAGTTGCAATGCCCCAGAAATAGTAGTAAGTTCTACTCTTTTTTTGACGTGGTTTCATCCTCTTTTATAGACTTCCTGATCATCTTAGCATAGATTACTTCGGATGTCGAGTATAGTTTGGGATGTTTCTTCGCTCTTTTTATTAACCTTTTTGCTGCTTTTCTATCTTGCATGCAAGTATTTATACTTACCCCAAGACCTCCCTGCATATTCTTTTGCATGTATGTTGATCATCATTACATTCTATAAGGCATTCGTAGTATTCAGATAACATCTCCACACTATGTGGATCTTTATATGAACCAGACAGTTCATTGAATGAAACTAGATTGTGCTGCATGTGCCTCCTTAGATTTCTTGTTATTATATATCATCAATGTTACGGTGTCAACACATTTGCTTAGCCGAAAGAAATGCCTAGAAGAAAGTCTTCATCTCTCCAACTCTACTGATATCACTGGTAATACAGTGCAATCCACCATCCCAAAAATATCTGTGTCTGAAGTTTACTATGTGTGGAGTGATACCATGTCTATCGAATGCGTCAAATATTTTTTTATTATATCCATTTACAATACAGTTCTGTTCATCTATAGGAAGCACGTTGACATCAAACACAGACTCCTCTGCGTATGTCACCCAATGATTCAACCATGTGTCAATGTAATCAATTAGATCTTGATTATCTTCTTCTCCTTTGATCCACCATCTCCCTCTATTCTTTTTCTTCAACTTGAGGAATGGTTCCATCTTTTTCCAACTTTCACCACGCACTGTCACTACCTCCCAATCAGGATAAAAATCTTTATAACGTTCCTCCTTTGCTAATGCTATGATAAGACCCTCTTTCACTGGATGCATCGCACCATCACCATGACCTGGCACGTCCAAACCATGAACTCTATGTTCAGGAAATAATCTTCTCCATTTTTTTAGGAAAGATTCTTCATTGAGTTTAGTTATTATATTATTATAATTGAAGAACAAATCTTTTCCTAGTCGCCAACAATTTGCACTACTAATATATTGATCATAGACTATGGGGACATTATTATTTTCCAACCACTCTCTAATACTCTTCCATGCATAGAATTTTTTATTAGATGGAAACTTATTATTAGAACCAATAGTATTTGTCTCTGATGCTATGATAATCTTTTCAAGTTCCTCTCTATCGATCCCCATAAGAAATCTAAAAGGATTATCTTTTGGAAATCTCCTATTAGTAAAAGATTTACGTGCTGCTTCATAAGACAGGGGTCTACCAGGTTGAATCAAATCCTCAAGGTATTGTGCTAAAACTTCTTCTCTTTTTTTCTGTATATTATTTGCAGGTTTTTTTCTATACAATCCCCAATATAAACTCTCTACATCAAAGTTCTCACCATAATTTTCACTAGGCATATAAAAAGTTTCACCTACTTGTGCACTAAAATCTCTAGGTGTCATGGGTGGAGGAGAACTTACTACACCTTTACTCATATAATCTTCTACGTTATCTGACACATCAGTTCTAAGAACCGTGACACCAAACTCTTCTAGTTTACTTATGAGTTTTTGATAATCTTCTTCAGTCTCTATTGCAACACGTTCCATTGAGGAACGCACTTTGATATTGCTTATACTATTATAAAATTCTGGTGGAAAACTACGACCAACTATACACACCTTGAGTGGATCAAAGCATTGATATAAACTTACCATATATAAAAAGAATATAATATATGTATGCTAACTGTCCATCAGCACTGGGATCCTTTGAAAGTATGTGCAGTGGGAAGAAGTTATCCTCCAGAATTTTATAGTAGGATAAAAAATCCTAGAGTTAGAAACTCTTTAGAGAGAGTAGCAATAGAAACAGAAGAAGACTACCAGAAACTTATTGCTAAGTTGAAGGAATTCAATGTGACAGTTCTTAGAACAGATGTATCAGAGGATCCAGAGGTCTATGTAAACAATGGTGTGCTAAGTGTACCCCCACCTATGTGTCCCAGAGACTATACATCTATGGTAGGCAATACTTTTTACATGCCTGGTGATAATTATGGAGAAAATTTTGATGTAGAATATATTGCTGCTAACTTGTTTGAAAAAATTTACAAATATAAACTTGCAAACAGTATAACATATGAATTTTGTAAGCAAATAGAAGATTGTATAGAACCCCGAAGTAAATTATCACCCAAAGAATCATTCCTGAGATTGAAATCCAGAATGTTTCGTGGTGAAGTCGAACCCGATAAACATACAGATATCTACCTCAAAGTTCCTCATACTATAAGAAGAGGACAGGCTTTACATGTACAAAAATTACAAAACTTTTTAGATTTTGATCCCATTATTAATAAAATTATATCATCAGAGACTTGTACGATTGGATCTAATTTCAAGTTCCCAAACAATAAAAGGTTCTATCCCTTCACATCAATCAAAAAATTTTTAGAAGAAAACAATGTACCCATTGTTTATGATAAGTATGTGAACTCAGCATCGATGACTCGTGTTGGTAAGGATTTATTCTTCTCAACAATCAATGATATAAATGAGATGAGAAAGAATGAATTTTGTGCCAAGTGGGAAAAATTATTTCCAACATACAACATACATGTTGTGACGGTAAATGGACACACTGATGGTACTTTTTGTCCAGTGCTACCTGGTCTTATTATAACAAGAAAAGTTCCTGATTTATATAAAGAATCATTTCCAGATTGGGAGGTGGTACAACTTGATCAAGATACTTTATCAGCTATTCATGAACTCAAGAAATTCAAAAAATTGAAGAGAATAAACAAAGGCAAATGGTGGATACCTGGTGAGGAAGACAATGATGATCTAATTGATTACATTGAAAAATGGTTAGGTGATTGGGTAACAATGGTTGAAGAGAGTGTGTTTGATGTAAACATGCTTATGCTTGATAAGAAAAATGTAATATGCAACGGATATAATAAAAAAATTTATGATGCTTTTGAAAGACATGGTATCACTCCACATGTGGTCAATTTTAGACATAGATTTTTCTGGGATGGTGGATTACATTGTATCACCTCTGACATATCAAGAGAAGGTCAACAAGAAAATTATTTCTCATAAAAAAAGACCCCCGAAGGGGTCTGGGAGTTCCGATTGTAGAGACCGCACGAACGATGTCTCAATCTTATTTATTATCCAATTGCAGGTGCTGTTAGAGCAACTGTTGTAGACTCTGCAGATGCTAAGTCTAATGGGAAGTTGTGTGCATTTCTTTCATGCATAACTTCCATACCTAGGTTTGCTCTGTTTAGAACATCGCCCCATGTTGGTACAACTTTACCGTTAGCGTCTACTACAGAC